GTCAGGCGGGAACGCGTCACGCACGCGCACGAGCGCCTGCGCGGTGCTCGACACGGCGCCGAGCGCATCGACGGATCCGTTCGTCGCCGCGGACGGCTTCACCCGCCCCGTGCCCCCGCTGGGCACCCAGGTCGTGCCGATGTACTCGCGGTCCCACAGTTCCGCCGTGAGACGGCAGCGCATGCCCGCGGCGGGGGCAGGGATCGCGACACCGAGCGCCGTCGCGTCCGCGAAACGAGGGATGCCGTACAAGATCCAGGAGGATCCGTTGTGCTTCCAGAAGCCGCCCGGTGTCGCCTCGACGGTTGCTTCCATGTTCGTATAGGCCGTCAGCAGCGCGAGGTCTGCAACCGTCGCAACCGATGCCCGAGCCCCAGCCGCAAACAGCGTCGGCGCAACCCAGGTGCCCGTGGGCGAGCCACCGCCGGACTGCGGCACGTTGAATCGCACGAGCACCATCGAGCGGGCCGGGGTTGCCGGTGCTGGCGCTCCTGGACCTGCGACGCCGGCCACGTACACGATCTCGACCTTCGGCACGCTCGTGCCATCCGCCTCCGCCGGGTCCGACAGCTGCGCGACCAGGAGATCGGTGCGGGCGTTGCCGACGGCCGCGGCGTTCAGAGTGCCCACCTCGTTCGCCGTCACGGCGTACAGGTACGGGCCGGCCTCCGCTGCAGCCTGGACGTCGAGCACACCCGCGTGGGTCTTGCACGTCCAGTTCAGACCCGACAGCGTCACCGTGTTCGACGGCGTTCCGGGGCGCACTCCGGAGTACGCGCCGAGCGGCCGGGCACTCGTCGCGCCACCGAGCAGCGCAGCGATCGTGTCCCGCAACTTCCGGCCCGTGTACGACGGAGACCCCGAGACGGCATCCAGTGGATAGCAGGCGACGGTCATGCGTCCTCCAAGGGGGTCTTCCCCTTGTCCGGGGATTCGGTTAAGGTCAGGCCACCCACGAAGGGGGATCAGGAATGGCACAGAAGAGCCCGGTCGAGACGCTGCGGAAGCCGCGTCGACCGTTATTGACGGCGGCGCTCATCGCCGCGACCGTCGTCGCGCTGAGCGGAGTCGGCGCCACCGCATGGGCAATCGGCCAGGCAGTAGGCGAACCGGAAGCGTCGACGCCCGAGTCGATCGAGGGTTCCGAACCGACGGAGACGCCGACGGCCGCACCGAACGAAATCCCGACAGCCGACTACGTTGTGTCGTCGTTCAACGGCCTCACGATCACCCTCGACGCTTCGACCTCGACCGACCCTGACGGCTCGCTCGTCTCGTACGCGTGGAACCTCGGTGATGGATCGACCGCGTCCGGCTCGACGACCGAGCACACCTTCGGCGCATCCGGCTCGTACTCGATCAGCGTCACCGTCACCGACGACGCCGGAGCGAGCGACGACTTCACCGCCGACATCGAGGTCAGCGCCCCTGTCGCCCCTCCCAGCGGGCCGGCGTACGGGAGCTACCCGAGCGGGTACCCGATGCCGATGGTCCCCGGCACTGACGCTCCAGACACGAGTGCCTGCGCTTCCAGCGCTGGCTACACCGACTCAAATGGAGTCGCGCGCTGCCTCTAGAGTCGCCACGCGCGCTTCGAGGTTCTGCACGACTGCGAGAAGACCCACCGCCAACCGTTCGTACTTGAAACCGAGCGGTTCGCCATCCTCGTCGTAGTCGATCAGCCAGGAAAGGCCGCACGCCGCAACCTGCTCGGCGATGACCCCGAACTCCACGTTGGTTTCCTCGCCGAAGTTGGCGACGGCTTCCTTGTAGCGGTACGTGACGATCTCGATGCTCAGGATGGCCAGCGGGTCGATATCGGCTGCGGCAACATCCTGTTTGAACCGCAGGGACGATGGCACGTAGCCTGCCTGCCCGTTCAGGTCCCAGTACGCGACCTTGTATCCGCCAGATCCTGTCAGGTTGCGATTGTAGGCGTCGGGGACTCGGAGTCCATTTGTGAAGAGGCCATTGTCGCCCCGTACCTGCGCTACGGCTGCGACGTCACGGCTAGCGAGCACGTCGCGGACGGCGCTTACGTCGCGGCCGGCCACTACGTCCACACCTGCGGTCATGTTTCCGGAGCTTGAAAGAGCGCCCGCTGGCACCTGGAGGTCGCCTGTGACCTGCAGCGTTCCCTTCACTACGAGGGTGCCGCCAATCCCGATCGTCGACGACGGCAGACGACGTGCGGCCGCCTCTTCCTGCTGTCGCCGCTCGATGTCGCGAATCTGCCGAGACTCGCTGTCTTCATCCGCAGGTACGAGGTCACCGAGGTTACCCATCGAACGCCCCCGTCTCCGTGACAATCAGCGGAGTGATCGTCTGCGGTTCCGCGAGCGATCGCTTCCAACCCGCAACCCGCCCACGAGCCTCAGCCCCACCTGGAATGGACGGGACAGTGTCGCGGCCGTCGAACGCGATCCCGCCGAGGGACACACCGACCTCATCGCCGATACCCCAGTCGACACCCAGACGCGGTGCCGTGCCAAGGTTCGCGGTGATCGATACCGACGTGACGCCGTGCCGAACCTCGGCCGCCCGCGCCGCAGCATGATCGTCGAGGGTGCTGATGTTCGTGATCGACGTCGACGGGGAGAACCGCAGCTCGAAAGTCGGGCGCTCCGGATCCGCGTAGAGCACCGGCGACGACTGCGGCCGGGTCTCCCCCTCACCCGACGACGTCGCCATGACCTCATTGCCCCCGCGGCCCACGCCGTAGTCCTCAACGAGCTCGAACTCCGTACCAGACCCGGGGATGTCGAACACCGCTGCTGGAGCGAACCCCACTGCGACTGCCGAACCAACCCTGTCGCCGATGTACGCGACCGGGGTGAGCCTGTCGGGGTTGTACTGCCACTCCCAGCCGACATACCACTCGGGGCCATTGAGGACAGCGGCGAGATCGCGAATCGCCGAGTACAGCGTCTTGTCGTCGCGGCTGAAGTACTCGCGATCGCGGGCCTGACCGAGCGAGCCGATCTGCTGCACCCGAATCGGGATGCCTCCGTTCGACCCAGCGCCCGCGTACGTCGTGATCAGGTCGGAGAGGATCGTGCACTCCGCCACCCCGGTGTACAACTTGTCGCGGACGTACCGCTGCTCGAAGTACCCCTCGATCGTGATGAGGTCCAAGGGCAAGACGTCCTTGTGTGACCGTCGCCGCCGGTTCACCATCCCACCCCACACGGGGATTCCATGAGCCGGGTCGAGTGGGTTGTCATCTAGCAGGATCAGCACTGACGCCTTCGGCTTCGTGGCGCGCAACCACTCCGGCGGAGCCTTTCCTGTCGCGATCGGCAGCGAGCCGTTGGCGATCTCGTACCGCCCCATGGACGCCGCAACCGAGTCGACCTCGAGCAGAGGCAGATCGGAGATGAGATCGCCCGTCGTCAGCGAAACCGCGACCCACTCAGACATCGGCGTCCCTCACTCGTCAGCAGGCGTGCCGTAGACAGTGAGCAGCGCGCCCGGGGTGTACGAAGACGCAGTGAACGCCCACTGATTCGCGCCAGGCTCGAACTGCGGCCATCCGCGAGACGTGATGTAGGTCGCGCGTGAAGCCTGCCCGTTTGCGAGCGCCGTGTGGTTGTCGAAGTCGATGTCGAGCCACTCACCAGCCAGAAGCTCCAGCGACGAGGCAAACACCAGCGACAGTCCGGACCCGCGATGGGTGATGATCGGGCCGATGGCTGGACCGTCGACTCGGGCGTGTGAGGGCCCGGTCTCGTTGCCATCGTTGGTCAACGTCACTAATCCCGCGGTGACCGTCGCGTCGATCGTGAACGGGATCGTGAACGGGATCACCAAGCCGCCGGACGTCGCCGGCAGAGCCGTCGACCCCACCAACTCCGTTCCGAACTTCCGCCAGTCCTCCGACGACACCAGAATCGACCAGGTGGCGTAGGTGGGGCGGTGCCGGTCGAAGATCACTTCGCCGGCACGGCGAACCGTGATCCAGCGGACGACGCCCGCCTCCGACACGCGGAGCAGACGCTCGTCGCGCGAGGTCGCCGCGATGAGACGGTTCTCGGCCTCGACGAGAAGTGCCGCCGTCGGACCCGTCACCCAACCCGAGATCGCGAGCGTGCGCGGCTTCCCGAACGAGTCCCCAGCCCACCCGCCGGACTGACGCGTGCGCTGCATCATCTCCAGCGTGGGTGAAGTGGAGCCCCAACCGTCGAACTTGTCGCCGTCGATGCCCCACTTCACCCCGAACTCGTCAACCCCATTCAGGTTGAGCCCGTCGATCTCCGCCCAGTCGCCCGTCCATGCCGCCATTACGGCTTCCTCCGGTTCTTACGACGCTGGACTTCCTTCGCCGTCGCGTCAGCGCTCACCGCCTCATGGATGGTGATCGTGTCGCCACCCGAACCGGATCCGGACTCAATCGCCCGGTTCGCCAACGCGCTCGCGAGCTCGATCAGCCGGTTCGTGCGCCCACGGTTGACCACCGACTCCACCTGCCCACCCTCGGCCAGGATCGCTGCAGTGCCACCCACCCTCGGAAGGATGTCGGCGCCGACCGCGAGACGCGGCAGGGCGACGTGCGGGATGGTCCCGAGGCGGATCGTTACCGCTCCGCTGGTGGCCGTCTCCAACGCCGAGAAGAACGCCCTCAGCCCACCGGTCAGACCGTTGATGATGTCGATGGCTCCGTTGATGAAACCTTCGAGGTTCCCCATGATCCCGTTGAATACGATCTTCCCGAAGTCGGAAATCGCCGTCCAAACCTTCTCCCAGGTCTTACCGATCGACTCGAAGTCACCCTTCATCAACGCGACGACCGTCGAGACGACGGCGCCGATGATCGTGAAGGCCAGCTTCACAATCGCGGCCAACGCCGTGAAGAGCGGCATTAGTTCGGTCAGCGCACCACCGAGTTCGCCAGACATCTCAGTCGAAAGTGCCGTCAGCGTGAGAATCGGATCGAGGGCAGGCAGGAGGGCATCGAGCAGGATGAGCGCGAGCTGCGTCACCGGCCCAAGGACGCCGATGAAGTTCGTGATCAACTGTTCGAGGATCGGCCCCAACTGCGCGGCGAGCACAGCCACGAACGGCAACAGCGCATCGAGCAACTGCATGATCAGCGGCGCGAGTTGCGTGACGATCGAGATCAGCGCCGTACCCAAGATCGGGAGGATCGGCTTCAGAGCGCTGAGTATCGTCACGAGGATCGGAGCGAGCGCCTGAAGCACCGTCGACAGAACCGGCCCCAGTTGGGACGCCAGCTCGCCAGCGAACCCCAGCAGTGATCCGAACGCGGACCCGATCGCCGGTAGTGCCGGACCGAGAGCCGCGAGGCCACCCAGCAGCCCATTGAAGAACTGCTGCAAGCCAATCGCCACCGCCGGTGAGCCGAGCACCGCAGCGATCTGGCCGATCAGGCTGCCGCTGACAGACCCGCTTGCCCCCAGCACCGCCTGGATACCAGGAGCGAGGACCGCGAGCATCGCGCCGATCGGCCCGAGAGCCGTGGCAAGCCCGGCAGCGCCTGCGGCGGCACCCGCGAAGATCATCGTCAGAGTCGACTGGAATGGCTCCGCGTTGACGATCTCCGCGATACGGCCCAGACCGTCCGCGAGCGGACCGAATCCGCCACCGCTGCCAGCTGCCGTCGCGATGCCGTTGAGGATCGACCCGGCGGCGTACAGCACATCCCAGAGCTCGTGCCCCGCCTTGATGCCGTTCTCGATGAACTGCTGCAGCGCCCCACTGGCCTCGACCTGAGTAAGGAACGCGCCGAACCGGTTGGACAGATCAGCGGCCCACTGGGCCAGGCGAGGCAGATACGTCCCGCCGACCTGGCCGAGCACGGCTACGGCGGTAGCGAACCCCGTGGTGCCCGTCGAAGCGATACCGATCGATTCGATCAGCGGCGCGAACATCGTCGTGATGCGGCCTCCGCCAAAGGCGGCGCCGATCGAGTCGACGACGGACGTCGCCCACGAGCCGACCGCGCTCGATGTCGCCCCAAGGCCGGCCGTGAACTCCGGAAGGGTGTTGCGAACGAAGTCGATGATCGGCTTCCGCGCAACCGTCCAGAAGTTGCGTGAGACGACGTTCTGCAGATTCTGAAACCCCGGCGTGAGAACGCCGAGCTGCTCCTTCACATCCACCAACGCAAGCCCGAAGGCAAGCCCGCCAACCGCCATGCCGGTGAGAATGCCCGGGCCCGCAGCGAGCAGACCAAGCAACTGCACGACGCCGCCGCCGACGGTCAGGATCCCGCCGAGCGCGTTGAGGACCACCGATGAGATGTTCGCGATGGATGTCGTGACGACCGCTGCCTTCGGCAGAGCCCGGTCGAGGTTCTGCAGCCGCTCGGACAGGTTCTGGATGAGGTCGTTCGCGACCCTCGCGCCAGAGAAAGCGGCGAGCAGCGCCTGCGCCTTCACGATCGACGCCTTCTGCACACGCACGATCAGCGGCACGAACCGCGGCCGCGTCAGAACGCCGATCTGAGCGCGAGCGCCCGCCGTGGCAACGCCGACGCCCAGACCGATCTGCTTGCCGTTCCACTCCTTCTGGAACCGCGCGATCTGCGAGTCGGCGAGGCGGGTGTCCGCCGCCACAGGGAGGGTGACCGTGACCGTCCGCTCGACCCGCTCGAGCATGACCTTCAGGTCGTTGCGGAACTTCGTGCTGTCGGGCACGGCCCGGATAGAGACGCGGCCGACTTCCTTCCCACCCGGTCGCGCCACGATGCCTCCTAAGTCATGAGCCACCGCATGAAGGTGTCGGGGTTGAACTCGGCGATGGTGCCGACCTCCGGCTTCTCCGGCTCGACCTTCTTCGGCCGCTCCCACATGTCGGCTGCGGTGACCTTCGATCCACCGAGAGCACCCGTAATGCCCAGGAGGGTGTCAGAGACACTCGCGAGGATGCTCGTGTCTTCGGTCCACCCCATGAAACGCGGATCGCCGAGCCGCGCGGCACGGTACCGAGAAGCGGGAATGAGAGTGAGCTGCTCCGAGAGGATCAGCGCTCGACGCACGCTCACTTCGCCGGTCCACAGTCCCTCGAGGTTCACCCCGTAGAACTGTTGGAAGTCGCCGAAGAGAGCGCGGCCGTGCGCGTCTAGCTCTTCTCGGAGCCGAGTGCTTCCCCCAGTGCATTCGCATACTCGAAGACCAGCGGGAGCACCTTCTCCGCGGTCTCGACGAACGTGCCCGACTTCAGCCACGCCCGGAACTCAGATGAGTTCTTCGCGAATACCTCTTGCATCTGCTTCACCACTGCCCCGACAGCGCGGAGTCCGGCTTCGTCGAGTTTGACCCTGTCCCCGCGGGTGGGGATGCTGGCCGCGAGCGCTGTGAAGTCGGTGACTTCCCAGAACTCGAGGTCGAGCGGGGGGCGCAGCAGTTCCCAGCCCTCAGCATGCTCGACGGGCTTGATCTGTGCGGACTGGTGGTCGTCAGGGCGCTTGGCCCCTTCGGGGATATCCATGGTTGCGGACCTTTCTGGGATGCGGACCTACAGAGAGAGCACCTCGCGCTCGGCCGGTCCGCATCCAGAACCGAGCGCGAGGTGGATTGCTACGCCCCGCGTGTGTACGCGAGAGCGTTCGACGTGCCGCCGGACGACGTGACCGTCACCGGCGCGGAACCAGCCGAACCGGCCGGCATGATCGCGTTGATGTGCGTGTCGTCGATGACGGTGTACGACGTGGCGTTGACCGCTCCGAACTTGACTCCCGTAGCGCCCGTGACGCCGAGGAAGTTCGTGCCGATGATCTGCACCAGACCGCCGACGGCGACCGCCGACGGGGTGGCCGACACGACGGTCGGAACCGCCTGGACGAGGCCCGTCTTGTAGATCTTCATGATGCCCGGCAGGCCGTTCGCGGCTGCAGGGATCACGGCCGAGTCAGCGGCGAGGATCTGTGCCGTGAGCGCGATCTCGAAGAACTTCGACGCGTCGACGGAAGGGGCATCACCGACCGCGACGTTCGTGACGGGGATGTAGAACAGCAGCGAGCCTGTGCCATCCGTCATGAACAGCACGAGCGCCTTGTCGAGGCCGTTCTGCGAGCTCGGAACGATGTAGCCGCCGTCGGTGTCGAAGTTGCCGCCGAACGCCAGGTTCAGGTTGTCCTCGTCGATCTGCAACGAGTTGAACCCGAGAGCCCACGCTGTCGAGGCGTAGACAACGTCGACGGCATCCGACAGCCACGAGTCGAGGACGGTCTTGTCGCCACCATCCTTCGAGAAGGCTGGCTGGTTGTCCTTCGACGTGTGGCCGATGTTGATCCAGTTCGACGGGGCAGCCCCGTTGAGCGTGAATGCCGTCAGCGGGGTCGCCGGCAGCGCGGTGTTGACAGTAGCGACGAACAGAGCGCCGTGCCCGGGCACGATCGTCGCGGCCTTGCTTGCGCTCATGCGCGTTCCTCCTAAGGGTTTGCGGACCCGCCCGGAATGGGCGCTGGAGGATCAGGGATTCAGGCGTTGCTACGGACTCCGATGCCGTAGCCGCCGCTGTATTGCACGACCATGCGACCGTCGATGATCGCGGCGGGAAGTCGGGTGGGGATGTCGCGGTCCGTGTCGACCCCGGAGAGCCACACGTCGTCACCATCGACATTGATCGCGGTCGTGGCCGTGTCGGCATCCCACGCTTCGGCGATGTCGTGCATCACGCGCATGAGTGCTTTCGCTTGGTCCATGCCGTTGCCGAACAGGTTCAGGTTGAGCACGAAATACCAGAGGCCGGGGCCGTTCGCCGCTTCACCGTCGGCGAGGATGTTCCAGGTGACGGCCGGGAAGTTATCGAGGGTGTCGATGTCGATGTCGGGCGAGCACCATGGCGCCGCCGCGAACAGTGCCGGGTCGAACTTATTGGCCGCGTAGGCGGCGGCGATCGACTGCTTCAACAGCAGGTTCAGGTAGACCTCGACGTCGATCATGCGCTCGTGCCGGGCATCGACTTGACGACCTTCTGCATCCGGTGGAGCCCGCGAACGTAACCGAGCACAGGGCCGTCCGCCTGGTTGCGGATGACGTGCCCGAACTCCTTCGGCACCTCGAGCGGATCGAGCGACTCGACGATCCGGTCGCGGACACCACGAGGGCCGGGAACGTTGCGCACACGCACCGGCTCGATGCCGGCGGCGGACGCCCGGGTCGCGAGGATCCCGGCGATGCGGTCCATCTCAGAGGATCGGCCGGTGATCTTCGCGGCCTCGATGCCAGCGTTGCGGTAGACGGTGGCCATGGCTTACCTCCGACGAATGACGACCTCGATGTGCTTGGTAGACGACCCGATGTCGAACGTCTCCATCGCGACCTGGTCCCAGGTGTGGCCGCGGAACGTGATCACGCTGTAGAGGTCACCGGGCCAGGTCTTCGAGAACCACTTCCCGGTCTCTCGTTCACTGTCGCCCCAGAGCTGGATCTCTTCGTCGCTGAGCGGGTGGTAGTTGCCGCGGACGGTGACCGGGTCGCCGTCGCTCTCCCGCTCGCGCTGGCCGGCCGAGCCGAGCTTCTTCTTCGTCTTCTGGACGGTCAGGCTGTGGTGCGCCCGCATCAGGCCCACCCGCGATCCAGGCCCAGGCTCACCGTGCCGGGAGGGAGGGAGCCCTCGACGATGCCGCTGAGTTGCTCGGCTTCCTCTGCCGTGAACCAGAGATCGCCGGATGCGACGACGACACGGCGCGAGTTGCCGTAGCCGCCTTCGTTCTCCGAGGTGTATCCCTCGGGGTTGCGGAGCACCCGCAGCACAGCGTTCGAGATGACCCGCTGATAGACCGCCAGTGCGAGTTCCCCACTGGCGAGACGCGCGATTATGCGGTCCCGCCAGTGGGCATCGGCGAGCGCGACGGCATCCGTGATCTGCGTGTTGACGTATTCCTCGCGGAACTCCGAGAGCAGGTCGCCCTCGTACCGCTTAGCGACATCTTCAGCTGTCACGGATGCCATCGTTCACTCTCCGCTCTGCTGCTCGCCCTGCTCGCCGGACTCCTGCTCGCCCGCGGCCTTCTCGGCGTCGTCCTCACGGAGACGCGCGACCAGGTCCGCAGTCTTGCCGTCCTGCGGCAGTTCGCGTTCCTTGGCGAGAGCCTTCAGCTCGGGATAACCGAGACCGTCGTACTCGTCGCCCTTGCTCTGCTGCTCGCCCTGCTCGCCGGACTCCTGCTCGCCCGCGGCAGCCGCGATGGCCGGAGCGGGCGAGTCAGAGCCGGTGGCGAAGGCGCGGTGGACCTCGAACTCCGAGACGAAGTGCTTCGCCAGATCGGCGGGCACCTCGTCACCGGGCCGAAGCGAGACGACCGAGTTGTCGTCCAGCGTGATGTTGACCGTCCGGCCGAGCCTCACCCCCATCAGACGCGCGTGTCCAGGTCGAAGACCTTGTTCACGTCCGGGATGGGCAGGAAGATCGACGAGCCGAGCACGTCGCTGCCCTCCGGGTCGGTGCGGTCGAACTGCGCCGCGAAGATCCCCGCGCCGTCACCGGCTGGAATCCCGTAGGACTCGTTCAACGCCTCAGCGGGGATACCCCACTGCGTGACGCCGAGCGGGCCCGTGTCTCCGAACCCACCGTCGAACGATCCGACGAGGAGCAGCTTGTCCGCCGCGATCGGACGCACGGTGGCGCCGGCCGGGTTGACGTACTGCTCGTCGTAGACGCGAACGTCGCTGATTCCGAGGTCGGACAGCACAGCCAGGACCTCGCGACGCGTGATGCGCGTGAGACCCGACGAGGTGGTGCCCTTCGCGGCCGAGATGAACCCAGTGTTCAGGGACAGGTCGTTCAGCGTCTGCGAGGACACGAGCGCGCCGCGCGGGTCACCGCCGTTGAAGGCGCGGTAGGCCGCGATGCCGGCGAGCAGGTCGGTGTACGCCGGAGCGGCGATGTTCGACCAGGTCGTTCCGACCGCTGCGCTGAGCGACGCGTCTCGACCGAAGTTGATCTCGAGCGTGAGCCCGTTCTCGGCCGACATCGACACCTTGCCCGTCGAGAGCGCCTCACCACGGGCAAGGATCGACCGGATGGCGATCGACTGCCCCGCGGTGCGTGCCTTGCTCTCGAGGTTGGCGCCGAGTGCGTCGTCGGACGCACCGCGGAGCTGGAGCTTCGCGAGCTCGCTGAGCGCGAACTTCACGCTCGACGCGGGCAGGCTGCCCTTCTTCGAGCCGACGTTCGTCTCCTTGCCGTACGGCGCCGTGGCGTCGTACGCGCGGAACGAGGCCGACTTCGGCAGCGACTGCTCGCCAGCGGCGAGGTCGTAGTCGAGGTCTTCGGTCTCGATGCTCGGCAGGACCTGTGCGAGCAGGTCACCCGCCTCGACCGCGTCTGCGGCGCCGCGTGCAACTGCGGACAGCTCGGCGGCGGTCCGGATGGTTCCGTTGTAGATACCCATGTCGTCTCGCCTCCTAGCGGTTCACGAAGCCGAACTTGCCCGTGGTGGGCGTGTTCCGGCTGATGGTGCGCTGCGCGGTGACCGGCAGCTTGGACGGGATGATGATCGCGTCGACGATCACCGCGACTGCGGCGACGTCCGCGAGGACGCCATCGGAGCCGAGAAGCGCCTCGGGGAACGCGAGGAACCCGAAGAGGTCCTGCGATCCGCCGGCGGCGGTCGTTGCGACGGTCACGCTCGGGTTGGTGCCGCCGGTGAGGGCGTTGCCAGCGAGCGTGATCTGCGGGACGTCCACGCCGGCGTACTTGCCGCCGAACGTGATCGTCTTCGTGGTGGTACCGGTGACCGTCACGTCGCCGACCGCGATGTTGGCCAGGGCCTCCAGCGCAGTCTGAACAGCGGCCGCATCGGCATTCCAGGCGATGTTGCCGGTGACTTCACCGTTCACGTTCAGCGTGAAGCTGCCACCGGTCGGGGTGCCCGTGACCGTGATGGTCTGGGCTTCCGCGGTCGGGGCGAACGGCACGAGAACGCCGCCAACCTCAGCGACGGCGACGCCCGCGGGCATCACCTTCGTGGTGGCGTCGTAGTGCGTCCCGGAGATGAACTCCGAGACATCGAGGGTGCCCGACTGCGCGTTGTCGAAGGCAGCGCTGTCACCAGCGAGCCACGAGTGATCCGCGACCGGGGCACCGGGGGTGGTACGGACACGCAGGTCCATTGTTCCTCCAGTTAGTTGTCGGTTTGCTTCTTCTTGGTCAGTCGCGCAGCTTCCGCCTCGCGGCGCTCGCGCATCGACTGACCGCCGCCGCCTGCGCCAGCAGGTCGCTGACGTCGTACGGCATCCCGAACGGGATCGGGGCCGTGGCCCCCGCCTTCGCCCACGGAACCGTGGGTGCTGGCGTAGTCGGCGATCGCGTCGGCGTCGAGGTTTCCCTCGTCATCAACGAACGACCGCACGTCGAGGTGAGCGAACACCTTGTCCGCGTCCTCGTCCTTCATGCCGGTGAGAGCCTGGAACTTGCCCTGCACGGCGTCCTTGAGGTACTTCTCGGCACCGGTGTTCTCGCCCTCGCGGCGAGCCTCGTCGAGACGTTCCTGCTCTTCGCGCTGCTCCTTCGGCGTCTGCTCGGCCCGGATCCGGGCGAGCTCTGCCGAGTCGGCTGCGAGCTGGTCGTAGTCCTTCGGCTTCTTGGGAGCCTTGGACTGCTGCTTCTTGGCTTCGTGCCGCCAGTACTCGGCACGCTGGTCCGGCGTCATGTCCGCGACAGCGGTCTTGGCCGGGAAGGCGAACTTCTCGCCGTCGAGCTCGACCGACTGGTCGTCGCCCCCGCCACCTCCGCCGCCGCCCCCAGCGGGGTCGGGCTTCGGTGCCATGAAGCTGAGACGCGGCGAGCACAGAGCGCGCTGACCGAATGCGTCGATGGTGAACATTGATGCGGTTCCTTTCTCCAGAACGGAGAGTCGAACCGGCGCCGGAACGGCGTCGGGGTCCCGGCGGGATGCCGGTGGTCTATTCGCGCGTCAGCCGCACGGCGAGCGCTGCTGAGAGTTCGCGCATGTACGTGAGGGAGCGGAAGAGCGCAACACGCTCATCGCCGAGCGCAGAGTTCGGGGTCAGCGTCTCCGGGTGGAGACGCACCATCTCGTCGTAGCGCGTCTGCGCCCTCGTGATCTTGCCGGTGAGGTCATTGAGTTCGGCGACCGTCGCTGCGCGTCGGGTCTCGGGCGTGGACGGCTGCCACTTGGGACGGCCGGCATCCTCGGGCGTGCGGAAGTGGTCGCCCTGCTTCACGAGAATCGGGCCGAGTTCTCCGTGCTCGACGTACCGGATCCGCGTGTTGAGCAGATCCTCGGACGCTGTCGATCCGGCGGCGTTGTAGAACTCCTTCAGGTCGTTCTCGTTCAGCGAGAGACCCGGGTCGGAGGTCGCAGTGATCGGCGCGGTGTCGCAGTTGCAGCCGCCATGGATCGCGAGCAGTTCATCGGTCGTGTAGAACCGTGTCGCCGCGACGACGCAGAGGCCGCAGGAGAATCCGGACTCTGCCTTCTCGGGGTGGATGATGCGGCGGTGGCCGATGATCTCCGTACGCGACTTGTATACCCGCTGCGATTCCTCGCGCTCGGCCGCGAGCATGTCAGCCTCGGCCACGTCGCGCAGACGCTGCTCGAACGCCTCCTTCGACTCCGTCAGCGTGCCACCGTTGCGTCGCGCCCAGATGAACTGCTCCACCGGGCGGGCGTACACCTCGGACGTGAAAGTGTTCGCGCGAGGGTAGGAGTCGATGATGGCGGGCAGCTGGGTCGTGTCGACCCCGAAAGCGTTCAGCACAGGACGGAGGTAGCTCCGCTGAGTGCGGCGCACCTCCGCCACGGCACTGTTCACGATGGTTGCGGACTTGGCCGCCATCCCAGCGACTACGTCCTCGTCGTCCCACCGGTCGAAGTCCGCCCAGAGACCGAGCAGCAACCGGAGCAGCTTTTCGAGGATGTTGCGCCGCTGTGCGACGTGCTTGTCCGATGCCGTCTGCAGACCCTGCATCGTCGCCACGAGTTACGCTCCTGTCGGTGCCGGCACAGCCGCTTCGAACGCCTCGTCGGAGCGATCCTGCTTCGCCTGAGAGATCTGCGCCGGGCTCATCTGCCAGATCATCTCGTCGAGCATCCGCTGCGGAAGCCCACCCGCCTTCGCCTGCGACGCCGCCGACGCCTGCTCGGTGAGCGACAGACGCGCGACGGACTTCCAGATCACTTCGATCTGGTCAGGATCCGAGCGGACCGTGTCACCGAGAGCCTGGAAGTTCAGGCTCTGCGCGAGCGCGATCGGAACCTCGTCGCGTTCGTTCTGGTCCTCTACCGCGAACACGATGCCCTCACGCGAGAGATCCGCGGCACCGGCTGCGACGTTGCTCGAGTCGGGCATGAGCGTGTAGAGCGGGGTCCCCGTGCCGGCGGCGAACATCGTCACGTCGAACTTCGAGCCCGCGATCAGCGGCGTTGTGTCCGTGACAGCCGACTCCCACACCTTCGCGCCCTCGGGCAGCATCCAGAGAGCGGCCGGGCCGGAAGAGTACAGCTCCTCGTAGTCGATGGCCTGGCCGGCCTTCGGGTGGTCCTTCGGCCAAACTGAGGGGAGCTTGCCCTCGATCGCGCGCTGGCGGAACGCCTGCATCGCGACGATCGTCAGTCGCTCCAGGATTCCGTGGTTGATCCGCTCGAGCGTGTTGAGGTGGTTCTCGAAGACGCCCTTTCCGTCTTCGCCGGAGAACTGCACCATCGCGTTGTCGCGGGTGTAGCCGAGCGAGATCGGCGCGTCGGTGGTCCACGCCCACCCGCGACCCGGCGTCCAGCGCTTCCCGTCACTGGGGATGCGGCTGTGGCCCTTGGCGTCGCGGACCGCGACGCGGATGTAACCCGGGCGGTAGAGGGTGATGACATCGAGCTGCTCGACGGGGTCGAACCCGAACGTCGCGCCGTACTCGGTGAGCCAAGGCTCGACCGTCGACGGAACTGCAATCGCGCTCCACGGCGACATCCGGATCATCATCGGCCGCGCCTCCGCCGAAGGGCGAAGCGGGCCCGACATCACCAGGTAGCCGGCACCGTAGGTCGCCTCGTCGCTGAAGAGGTCCTTCGACCCGACCTTCATCTTCGAGCGCGTCCAGTTCGCCATCGCCGCGGCGTCGCCGAGCAGGTCGCCGGGGGCGGCCGTTCGGAAGCCAAGGACCTTGCGGCGGTTGACGCGTGCCTTCACGGCCGTGTCGCCGAGCGTCAGCCCAGCGCGGCGTACGAATCGAAGGTAGGCCTCGCGCTGCGTGGCGCTCATTGCACCGTTGACCGGCAGCAGCGAGGTGCCGTCGACGTGTGACCGCAGTTCGTGCAACCTCGGCAGGCCGGCGCCGTACTTCTGCGCCAGCTGCATCACGCACCAGTCGTCGGATCCGGGGGTGCCCGTCTCGTCGAGCAACATGAGCACCCCCGATTGATCAGCGAACCGCGAACGGCACGAACTCGTCTTCGTCTTCGGTCTTCTTGCCGTCGAAGTCGGCGGCGGCCTGGAAGGCGAGCGTCGCGGCGACCGCGGCGTCGATCTTGCGGACCGAGTTCTTCTTCTCCTTGCCGATGACGTCACCGCCGCGGCGCGGCCACCGCCTCGCGTTGAGGAAGTGGCGGGTCATCTGCTTTCCGAGCTTCGAGTCGTCGTCGTGACTCACGGTCCCCGACGCGATCGCTGTGCGCAGCAGCTCAAGCGCCTCAGCCATCTGCACGTCACGCTTGGTGTACCAGGCGATGTCGTTCTTCGCGCCAGCCTTCACCTTCAGCTGCTCGCCGAATTCCTTCGCCCACGCGCGCACCCAGTCCTGCCAGTACGGAGGGTCGGCGTAGAACCCGACGACCTTGTACTTCTTGAACGCGGCGTGCACGGCAGCGTCGACGGCGTCCTGGTCGACTTCCCACCCGTCGGCGTCCTTCGTGTCGGGCGCTTGCTGGATGTGGAGCGGAAACAGGTAGCGGTCCTTGATCCGGCACGCGACCAGCGCCGTCGCATCGTTCGTCAGCGATCCGTCGAATCCGAGCGTGACCGTGTCACCCTGCCACGGGCGCACGAAATCCCACGCGATCTGCAGCTTCTGCGCGACCGCCCTGCGCATCCGGATCCCGCGCGGCGTCCAATCCTCAGGACTGACCCAGGCATTCTGCGATGCGACGACGGCGTTCAGGCGCATCCTCCGCGTGCGTTGCAGCGGTCGACGCGGATCGTATGCTCGCGAAATCAATCCCTCGACGGGATTCCACGCGATTGCGTCGCCGTACGCTTCGACGAATGCGGCCGCGAGCTTTTCCTCGTCGCGGAAGTCTTCGTCAGAGATCAGCGCGAAACGGTGATCGAACAGAAGACGCGGTCGGCGAGCGCGGCCTTCCTCAATCAGGTCGGCGTATTCGTACGTTTCCTCGGCGATCGATTCCTCGCCGGGCCCGTACATCGTCGTAGTCTCGAGCGACCACGGCTCGGCGTCACCTTCACGCTTGCCGAGGTTGTCGGTCACGACGCGGTACATCTCGCGCAGCTGCGGCGTGACGTACAGGTGCGTCTCGTCGAAGACCACGAAAGTCTCCAGGCCGCCGTCCTTCGACGACGAACCTGAGGTCGAGCGAACGATCTGTCCGCCGCCGGGGATGATGACCTTCGACAGCCCGGGGACGACGCCCCACGCCTGCAGATCGAACAGCGGCGCGCGCGAGTCGGTCAGGTTGTAGTAGATCGTCGCGAACGTGTTGCCGGTCTGTTCTTCTTCAGTCGCAAGGATCCTGACGAACGGCGACACGACCTCGCGGCCCATCGGCTCGCCCTTGGAGTAGACGTAGGTCCGGCCAAGGTACTCGTACCTCTCGCCGCCCTTGGCCCACCCCGCGAACCGCGCCGGACCGAACGCCTCGAACAGCGCCAGCTTCGCCGCGAGCCCGGACTTGTCGCACCCCTTCGGGCGCGACAAGAAACCGGAGTCGTAGAGTCGCCGGCCGGTGGCCTTGTTCAGCGCGTACGCGTCGACGACGAAGCCGTAGTACTCGTCCTCGAACGCCGGGGCCTGGCCGACGACGGCGCCGGGACCGTGGACGGTGAGGTTCTCGATCCACCACACGGCCAGGTGGCCGAGCGAGACGTTGCGATCGTGGCCGGGCGCGGTGATCACCCGGCGGGGCATCAGACGCCCTGCGCTGCGACGCGCTTCCTACGCGCCGGGTCGATCTGAGACACGTTGCTGCCGGTCTTGGCCTGGCTCGTGCCCGGGGTCTTCTTGTTCGGCATGCCGATGCCGATCTCGACCCGCAAGCGCGAACGGTCCTCCGGAGTCGCACCGAACTTCGCCTCGCGCAGCCGCAACTCGGCCGCGAGCTCCCATCGACCCGACGACCAGAACTCGTGATGGATGCGCGCCGTGGTGAGCAGGTACTCCCAGTCGGGCTCCGTCATCATCCGGAGAGCCTGCGGCGACGACCGCCACGCCTCCCACCACTTCTTCGTCCGGGGGTGCCAGGTCGCACGCTTCCCGTCGATCGTCAGGGGAGGCAGGATCCACCCGCGCTTCTTCCCGTCCGACACGAGCTGCGTCGTTGCCTTCTCGTCCCTCGAGCGCGTCCGCGAATCGGCGGGTGCAGGACCACGTCCAGCCATCGGTGCTACCTCCAGATCGGAGTTCGATCGCCTGAGCGACGACCGTCAGAATCACCCCTCGACGCTCACGCCCAGAGCGAGCGCGTACAGGCCGAGAGGCCAGAAGAACATTGGGCGGGCGCACCAGCACGCACCGCGAACACGAAATCCCCCAGACTCACGCGCACCGCGTCCAGCAGAACGCGAAGCGGTGCGGGGCATGGGGGTGGGGAGGGGGTCCCTGCCGGGGGTCAGTGGGCGCCGGGGTGGGTGTGGTGTTCGTCACAGAGGGGAGCGCCGCAGACGAACGAGCCTGCGTGCGAGCAGGACCGGGTGGCTTGCTCTCCACACACGGTGCAGGCGTACTCGGTGTGCTCTGCGCAGTACTCACCGTCGGTAGCAGGGTTGGTGCATCGTCCTGCCCAGTCGCGGATGAAGCGGCAGGTGGTTGTCTCCATGTGCGCGCTCCCTAGAACGGTGGTGGTGACTCTACCCGTGGACGCTCGCTCAGGAGCCCCGGGTGCAGCGGCTTCGCTGCGTCCCGCTTGGCCCTGCGTGCCACCCCTGATGCGCGGCCGCCCTCGGCGCCGGACTTGCGGTCGTGGTGGTACCTGCAGATGGCCATGAGGTTGGAGTCGGCGTCGGTGCCGCCCTCGCTGTGGGGGGTGATGTGATCTACTCCACCGTCAGCGCGGCGCATGCAGCGGCGTTGCGTGTCTTCCCTCACCCACTGGCAGCGGTTGCCGTCGCGGCGTTTGATGCGGGTGACGATGCGATCCCAGTCAGGCGGGAGCGTGTATTGCCGATCGGAGCCTTCCCAGTTCGGCATCAGCCTGCCTCGTGTCGGGCTTGCTCGACCGCTTCAGCGACGAGCGGCCACAGCGCGCCGAAGATCTCCCCGTACAGGTGCGCGAGGTCCTCGTTGCCGGAGTCGAAGTGGTCTGCGGCGAGGTCCCCTTCGGAGAGGTGGTCGAGGCTGTAGATGTGGGCGACCGCGTGTTGCACCTCATGCGCGACGATGAGCGGCGTCAGCCCGCGCCGCGCTAGGCGGATAATCGCTACACGTGAGTCGGGCTCGCTGTAGTCGTCGGCATCGTTGTACCGAGTGAAGCCGTGGACGATGCCGAGCGCGTCGAGGAACTGCGCGTCGCGATCCCACCCGCGCACAAACCGGGCGGCCGAAGCGCGGAGATCCTGAACGCGGTCGTAGAGGAACACCTCAATCTCGCGAGGCTTCCCGGTCACGTGCGTCGTGATGATCCAGCGGCCGCGAGTCATCCGCGACCGAGCGGGTTCTTACCCTTACGCTCGCCGGGCCAGATGCCGAAGACGTCGTGGAACCACTGGGCGACCGTCTGGTCGAGGAATGCGGACGGCACCTTCCCGCGGAGGTGACGCTTCAGCGCCGTGTACGGGTGCGGGCTCTTCACCCACTTGGCCAGTCCGGGGCCTTTGGTCCAAAACCACTTGAGGTATCCCCGGGATCCTGGGCGCGGGTCTGCGACGACGTCGATGTGGATCGGGTTGGCCATCAGCGGTTCTCCGCGATCGTGCGCATCGCTTCATGGATGCGAGTCTGTCGGATGCTGTACGCGACGATGCAGCCGATCACCGCGGCGGGGATGAGGATGGCGAGCGCGATGAGCATCGGCGCCTCCCCGGAAGTGGTGGACGGTAGCGAGCACACCGAGGCCTCAGTGTGTGGATGTCTCCCGGCTAGGGGATGCAGAGCCTGCTCGTTCCAGCACCCACCGCGAGGTGGATGTCCGCGCCGCCCGGCACCGCGGAAGTCGTCGGGGCGGCCCAGCGAGGAACCGCCCCGGAAGGTCACTCATCATCGCCACCCGACGTGGCTAGAGGACCGCACGCGAACTGGAGCATCCGAGAATCGCGTGGGAATGCGAGAAGGACGCGACCCGGGTCCGGATACACGTCCTGCTAGCAGGATGCTACATCGCTATGCGCACATGCCGAAGAAATCAGCGCTTTCGCGGCTGCGTGTCGCTTTCCTTCCGAAGCCTGCGCACGACGTCATCGGCCACCTCAGACGGCCTCACCCAGTGCTTGTTGCGGTACGCCGGCAACCCCTCACGGATGTACCTCCGGATCGTCGCAGCCGAGTAGCCGAAGTGTCGGGCGGCCTGGTCGATGGACCAGTACTCATCGTCGAAGCTCTGTCGGTCCGGGTGGTTGCGGTTCCCCTTGGTTGCGTCGCCGGCGAGCCACCGGGCGATGCTCGACGGATGTGCCTCGGCGGTCCATCCGCAGAACGCGCAGCTGACCGCGACGCCCTTCACCTCTTCGAGCAGGTCCTCACCTCGGGCTTCTGCTGCCTCCATAGGTTCGCCGAAGAACTCGCCCCGCACCTCGTCGCTGCGACAGGCCGGGCATGCACGATCCGACCACGTGACCACGGCCGTACGGAACGCGCTCTTCGTCCGCAGCGACCACACCGCGGCGACGACAGCCTCATGAAACTCGGCCGCACCGGGCGCCGTGGCGATCTCTTCGTCGTGGAGCAGCAGCCACGCCGCGACCGTCGTGACCAGCAGGGAGGCTTGCTCTTCCGTGGTGCCAGCGCGGAAGCCGAGCGGGGTTCCGTCGCGACGCATCCATACCCCGGGAGTGGGCGCCTCGAGGTGCAGACGGGCCGCCCAGATCTCTGCCCAGTCGCGGAGTGCAACGAACAGGGCGTCGGCAGCGTCGACGACTTCGGTGAGGATCGGGGTGCGCCACTCGGGCAGAACGTCAGCCTCAGTGCGACCGTCGGCCGGGATGCCCTTGGCGCGGAGCCGCGCCGCCGTCTCGGGTGCAGCTGAAAGAGCAGCGCGTGCTTTCGCGCGTCGGATCCGTTCGGCGGCCTGCGCCTCGGTTTCGGTGTCGAAGTCGATCACAGGGCTTCCTCTCTCGGGAACAACCCGTCGAACGGGTCACCCTGACGGTCCTTCAGACGGGCGAACTGCCCCTGCCACAGCAACTTGAAACGCCCCTGCGACCCGTGGCGGTTCTTCGCGATGATGAACTCGATCTCGTCACGCTTCTCATCCGGCCGGTCCATGAGAATCACGACGTCGGCGTTGTTCTCGATACCGCCCGACTCGCGCAGATCCCGCAGCGTCGGGGCGATCGTCTTTCCACCGCGGGCGGGTGCACCTCGGTTGAGTTGCGCGGCCGCGAGCACGGGCACGTTCAGGTCCTTCGCGAGGTTCTTCAACGCGAGAGCGACGTTCGACACCGTCTCCTGCCTGTCGCGGCCTTCACCCTCGACCAGCTGCAGGTAGTCGACCGCGATGAGTGACAGCGACCCGTGGCGGCGGAGGACAGCGCGAGCGTGCGCGCGAATGTGCGACACGGTCACCCCGTGGCTGGGGTCGATGAACAGCGGCGCGTCCATCAGCCGACTGCGGGCTTCCGCGGCGAGTTTCCAGTCCAGGTCGGTGAGGTTGCGGGAGCGGATGACACCCATCTCGATGCCGCCGTACTGCGCGAGCAGACGCTGCTGAAGTTCCGGGACGTCCATCTCAAGCGACGACAACGCAACCCCTCCATAGTGGGCGGCGTGGATGGCCGACTGCAGCAGCGTGATGCTCTTTCCCGCCCCGGGCCGAGCCGCCGCGATGTACAGGCCTCCCGGGGTGAATCCACCGACGCGGTAGTTCAGTGACTCCCATGGAGTCGGCATGTAGTCGGGGGCCTTGTCGAGATCTTCGATGAACGCGTCGAACGTCTCCCCGACCGATGAGACAACCAACCGGCGGCGGCCGACGAGGGACTCGACCTCGGCGCGGGCGGACTCGACGAGCTCCTCGACGGTCCCCTCGGACGCGTAGCCCTTCGCAACCAGGTGAGTACCGACGACGACGAGGCCCCGCATGACCGCCTTCTCCGCGACGATCTCGGCGTACGATCCCGCGGCCGCGACGTTCGGGACTGCAGCGGTGAGGGTGTGCAGGTATTCGGCGTCGCCAGCACGTCGCAGCATCCCCGTTCGGGTGAGCTCGTCGGTGACCGCGATGACGTCGGTCGGCTTTCCCGCTCGGTGGAGGGTGACGATCGCCTTGGCGATGTACTGGTGCTTCTCGAGGTAGAAGTCGCCCGGATTCATGCGGTCGGTGACGTCATCGACGATGTCGCGGTCGCGGATCAAGTCGGCGAGCATCATCGCGCCGAGCACGGACTGTTCGGCGAGCAGATCGTGCGGTGGAACGCGTGCGACGATGCCGTCCTCGTCGGGAGCGTCGGAGTCGTTCGGGGTGTACTCGTCGTCGTTCACAGCCATTGGTCGCGCCCCTCGATCTCCTTCGGCCATCCGGGCCCGTCAACCTGGGGCGGGAACTTCAGCGCCCGCCATTCGGGGTCCCGCCAGTTCGCCGCGAACTCTTCCTCGGTCACACCAGCCGCCTCGAGCGCACGTTCGCGTCGGATCGGCGCGAGCTCCGCATCGACATCGGGAAGGTGCTCCCACGGGTCTTCGACGACACCGCAGCGTTCGAGGATGTCGGCGATCATGATCGGCTCCCGCGACACCGCGTAGTGCGCGCGCACCGCCTCGAGCGCGTCATCCAACGAGACGCCGGCGAGGTCGGTCGCCCACTCGACGGCCATGTCCTTCTGCTCGGCCGCGTTGACCCGCTTCATCCGCGGATCCCGCAGCGCGGCCTTCGTCAGCAGGATGTTCACCTCACGCGCGTTCACCTCGTCACCGCCAGCTGCTGCGACTCTTCGGCGGCGAGCATGCGGTCCACTTCGCGACCGTGATCGACTGTGGTCGGCTTGCCCGACGACCCAAGGGCCTCTTGGTTGAACTCCGCCTGTTTACGCAGCCAGTTTGTGAAGCCCGCGTTCCAGTTCTTCAGGCGACGGTGCCGACGCTCCGAATGGGTACGGAACCGCTGGTATTCGCGCACCACGTCGAGGTGGAGCGACGCTGCCTTGTCCATGTGCGCCTGGCTGGGGCGCCAATCCCGAGGGAACAGAACTCTGTCCGATGCGCCAGCGTCGGACAGAAGAGCTTCTTCAGCTTCTTCTCTTTCTTCAGCTAAAGGAGGAATCGGCAAATCTCCGCCTTGCAAGCCCGAAATCTCCGCCTTGGAATCGGGAGATTTGAGGCCGCGCTCACCGCCAATCCTGGAATCTCCCGATTCGGCGATCACCACCGCGTACGACCACGTCTGATCCGGATACGAGTGCGCCTCTTTACGGATCGCGCCCCTCTTCAACAGGTTCTTCACGGCGGTGTTCACCTGCGACTCAGTGAGGCCAACCTCGGCTCCGATCTTCTTCTCCTTGGCCTTCCACCACTGCAGCCCGTCGCGGGGATACGAGTAAGAGACGTGCTGGGTCCGGTACTTGATCCGGTGGAAGACAAGCGCCGCGTTGCCTCCGCCGAGGTACGCGACCAGCGCGGCCTTGACCTGAATGTGGTCGTCGCCGATCAGGAGATCAGCAGGTACGCCGGCGGTCATCGATCTTCTTCCTCACGCTCGCGACGGTCGGCTTCACGCACGAACAGCACCGTCCGGATATACGCCCAGTCGTCCACGACGCGGCGACTGTTCAACCAGGCATCACAGGCTCGGGCAACGTCGCCAGGCGAGACTCCGAGCTCTGCGAGCATCGACGCCTCAATTTCAATTCGAGGCGTCACCTCGAAGAGGCCCGCAGCGTGGTGCCTGAGTACCTCGAGCTGCGGGCCAGCAGATGCCCTGTAGATCATGTCTTCCACTTCCTCGTCGCTCACTGCTCGTCGTCCTGCTCGCCCCGTCGTGCTCCGCCGTGCGCGTTGATCTCGTGCAACGCGAGGTCTTCCCCCGCCTCCCACTTCGTCGCGCAGTCGATGCCCCGCCATGCGCATCTCGTCCGCTTGCACCAGGCCTGGAAGATCACCCGCCGAGTGATGCCCGTGTCGCGGGTGTACGTGTCAGGCATCCAGTTCCTCCGTGATCGGCATGTACGGGATCGGGTCAGGGACGTTGGAGAGGTAGGCCAGCATCGCCGGGCCCAGTGGCGTGCGATCGGCTCGTGAACGGTCAGCCTCCACTCGACCGAGCGCCACATTGCAACGAGTGCAGAGCCCGCCACGGACGCGACCCGTCTGGTGGTCGTGATCGACACTGAGCACCTTCACCTCGCCGCAGATCAGACAGCGGCCTCCTTGCGCAGCGAACATCGCATCCCGCTGTTCCACGTTGATGCCGTACTTCGCGCGGAGCCTCTTCCGTTCATCGACCTTGAACGCGGCGGCGGGGTTCTCTTTGCGCCAACGGGTTAGACGAGCGTTGCGGTGACCGCGGTCGCGAGCGCCGAACTCTCGGGATGCTTCGCGCGAGCAGTCGAGGCACCGCGCGTAATAGCGCCACCTGTTGATCGGCTGCGCGGCATCCGTGTACTTCCCGAACTCACTCACAGGCTTTTCCGTCTTACATCTCGAGCAGATCTTCGCCGTGATCTTGGAATAGTCGACGGGGCGCATTTGCAATCTCCAATAGGTAATCGGCATGACAGGGGTCTGTCGGTTTGCACCAACAAGCAAGATCGCGACCCCGCAACTCATCGAGGTTGGTTCCGTGTGGGGATCCGTGGACGTAGTGGCCGGCACCCTGCATCGTCGTCACGTAGCCGACGAAGAAGTCCACCGCCCACTGCCGGGCCGTCCGTTCATCGCCGGAGTGCTGCACGCGTGACGGGTTGCCCCACTTCGTGCTCCGGTCGACCTTCACCGCCGGGTTGTCACGGTCCTGCCAGGCGACGTCGCGACGGATCTGCACCCGCTTCGGCGCCCTCACTGCTGCACCCTTGAATCGTCCGAATCAAGGACATGACCCTGTTCTAATGCCACGGCGAACGGGCGGCACTCATGGTCGCCGAAGGCCGCGACGCGCATCTGATCGAGCAGTGCTCGCTCGCGCAGCCGGAGGACGATGCGGGCTCGGCGATTCATGCGAGGGACCACCAGAGTCCGCGGGTGATGTATCCATGCCAGGTTCCGCGGTCCCCGCCGTTGACGAGGATGCTGTTGCTCGACCCGTCGCCAGGCTTCACGGAGATCGAGCCGTCGTCTTCCTCCCGCACTGTGTGGTTGCCGAGGTTGCCCACCAGCCCATTCGGCGTGATGACGAACCAGAGCCCGCCCGTGAGGTTCGTCGCGCCCACCGCTGACGGTGGGAAGTTGGTGATCTTGCGGAACGTACCCGGAGGGTCCTGCCGCATCGAGAAGTTCTCCATGTAGTCGAGGTCGGGGCCGCGCTGGCCCTGCAACTCGTTGGTGCGCTTCACTCTTCGCCTCCAACATCTGATGGCAGTTGAGCTGCGTCGCTCGCGCGCGTTGCCCGATACACGGCATCCGCTACCGACTCGATCAACGTGGCGACGACCAACGTGCGCTGATACGTGCCGGTGTGGTCGATCTGGATTGCCGGATGCCGGTTGTCATCGCCGGGCGACCACCACTCCGCCTGAGATGCGAACGCGGCATCCATCACCGCCTCCGGGACGAACTCCGGATGCGCAGCGTCACGGAGGCGCGCTGCCTCGACCTCCCGGAGACGCCTCACCTCCGCGATCAACGGCTCGACGTCGAGCTGCGACTCGCTGAGCGCGTCTTCCCACGAGTCCATCCCGTAGGACTGCTCCCGCTCGGCCTGACACAGAGTCGCCCGCTCGGCGATGGCGTCGAGGTCCAGGTCGCTCATCGTGCGGCCTCCGCTTCGTACTCCGCAGCCCGCGCCAACAAGTCGATCCCCGTCTCATACAGTCCCCGCTTGCACGCTATGCCGTACGCCTCGTCGAGAGCAGCAGCCTTCACCAACGCGATCGCCGGCGACGCCAACAGCCGATCCGCGACCCGCTGATCCGCCTCCGTCACCTCGGTCGCTTCCGCGATCCCCTGCTCGTCATCCAGGAACGACGCCAGAGACTCCGCGAACATCGTCCGGATGCGTTCCTGCCGCGCCGCCTCGTGATGCTCAGGGCACGTATCCGCCCCTGGCACCGAACACGCCGGCACATGCTTGTGATCGGTCATCGTCTCTTCCTCACTGCCCGTCATCACACGGGCCGTCGTGTTGCGTCTCGCCGAGCCTGAGAAGCGCGCTTGCACGTCTTGCAGTAGCGACCGGTAGTCGTTCGACCGTCGAGCGGGTGACCTTCCGGGCACGAGCTCTTCGCTACGTTCTTCGAGGTCTCAGTCAGCGAAGAGGCGAGCAGGTTCTCGCGCTGCGTCTTCTCAGCCAGATGCACAGGGTTCTGGCAGAGGCGGTGCGGGCACGTAACCCCGCCCTCGCATGTCAGATCGGCGTTGTGACACTCATGGTCGACAACCCCAGACGGGGCCCGACCGTGCTCGATCTCGAAGGCGACGACATGCGCGGGGACGTTCGGCCCAGCACGGCCGCCGCGGCTCAGAAAGCCATAGCCCTTCGCGGTCGCGCCAAGCCACGGCCAACACTCGTCCGCACCCCGAACGTCAACGAGAGCCCAGTACCGTTCTGCAATCGGCGTCGTGCGGCCTGCGTAGTCGTCGCTGAGCCGCGCGCACCTGTTGGAGCAGAACCACCGCCCAGCGCGCTTCACCGGAACGGCGCAGCCCTCACGCTCACATGCCGCAGTCATCACTGACCGTCCAAACAAGGACAGGGCTTCAACAGCCAGCAGTTCTCACACACCACGCGGGTCTTCTCGCTCTCGAGCGACCGGATCCGCGCGGTGTCCTCGCAGCCCACGTGCACGACCTCGTCGTCGACGTGGATGACCTGGTCGCCCTCTTCGATCGGCTCGCCGCAGTTCGCTGCACACCGGCCTGAGTACTTCGCCTTGAACGCACCCATCAGGCCGCCCGTCCCTTCTCGATGCGCTCCCGCGCTTCCTCATCCGTGATCTCCACCCAGGAGCCCGCGTTGTTGTAGAGCACCCAGATCAGGTGCAGCACCCCGTACTTCCCCACCGCCCACCGGCGAGCCGGGTACGTGTGCGGGTCCTCATCCGCAGGCACCGCCCACCCCTCCAAAGCGGCCGCACGACCGTTCTTCGTCTTCCACTCGTGGCAGCCCGGATCACCCGTCGACGGCCCACACAGCAGTTGCCCGTTCGCCGCCTCCCACCGACCCAACTGCGACCGGTTCTGCCGGTGATCCCAATGCGTCCCCCGACCCACCCGGCGACAGCGGACACAGCGACCCTCGTCACGCTCGTTCACGATCGCGCGAGCACGACGCTCATCACCTGATGTCTGCTTCGGCGCCCGCTGCGCGATCACGCTGCACCGTCCTCAGTCGCGGGCCGGATGTCGATGTGCACACCATTCGGCATTGCCCGCCGCAGCTCTTCAGCCTCAGCAAGGGTCGCTACCGGCTCGCGGCTCGCTCGCTTCCCAGCGAACGACCTCACGTAACCGTCAGCGTCGTCCCGCCACCACAGGTGGAACCCGCTCATGCGGCGCCTCGCATTCGCGGCTGCTTATCCCGGTCGATGTCATCCCACGCGAGAGGCGGCAACCACCCATGACGACGGGCTGCGTGGATGGTGATGTTGCCGTCGTGGCCGCGACGGTAGGTCATGCACAGGGCTTCGAATACCGTGGCGACACGGAGCGCCGTCGAGGTACGAACGGACCGCCGCTCCCCGCCACGGATCTTCTGCAGAGGCCGATAGTGAGAGCCGATGCGTTCGGCGATCGCCTGCGTCGACCACCCCATCACGGCGAGCGCTTGGAGCCGTCGCATGGTCCCCGTCGCGCGGATCCACACGTCCCGACCGTGCCGGCGGCGGTCCTCCCGGTCGTACCCGGCTCGTCTCGACGCTTTCGCGGTCCTGCACGGGGTGCAGCGGCATCCGTGGGCGTTGTAGCAGGTGTGAGTGCCGTCGTGAGAGTGTTCGGTCGGGCACAGCCCGTCCACAGCGCGCTGAACTCTGACCCGTTGCTTCGCCGGGTACAGGTGGATGCGCCCGGCATCCTTCTCGGACTGGTAGTGGGCGTTGCAGAGGTCCCTTGCGGTGATGTCTTCACGGGGGCAGAGGCGGCAGCTCATGCGTCAGACCGTCCCGTCGGGTCGGTCCAGATGACGAGGCAGCAGCCGAAAGGCGGGCGCTCGTTCGGCCCGATCACGGTTTGCCCTCGTCGCAGAAACCGCAGCCGGCCGGGGAGGAACTCGACACGGAGCACCCCCCCGAACGAATCGCGGTGTGGCTCGATCAGCTCCTGCCACCAGCGCTGCTCAGTCCGGTTCGCCGGCAGCAGCATCACGATCCCGCGCGTCGACGGGTGCTCAATCCACGCCTTCTCCACCCACGGGTAGATGTCCGAGTACGGCGGGTTGCACCAGACCCGCTCACCGGCCCACCTCTGCTGCAGCCCATCGTCACGGCGGGTGAAGAACCGCTCGACCTTGGCGTTGTGCCGTGATGCTGCAACGTCGAGCGTGAACGGGCCGAACCTCTGATCCCATTCCGCGAAGAACTTCGGATCCGTCGCACGGTCATCGACGTCGTCAGAGGCACCGCGCAAGCGATGCTGCTGCGGGTGATTCTGTGCTTTGAATCCGACGAGACTCACGCGGCTTCGCCCTCGGCATCCTGGATGACGGTCAGCGCACGCTCGTAGTCACTGAGCCCGTAGCCCCACGCCTCAAGCTGCTCGAGGTAGGTCTTCGCCCACGTCGACTCGGGCGCGCGGTAGCTGTTCATGTCGCCCTCGCAGGACTCGATCAGTGCCGCGAGGATCCACCGCGGCACGAGCGTCGGACGCGCTGCCAGGTGCTCGCGAACGTATTCGCCGAGGTCGATCTCATCGGCGCCATCTGCGACCTCGGGGATGCCGGCGAGCGCGAGGGTGTCTTCGTCGATGTTCTCGTCGTAGGTGTTGATCCCGTTCCAGGTGAGCTGCACCGCCAGCAGGGCTGTGTAGTCCGGCAACTTCGCACGCTGCAGAAGGTCGGTCTTCAACCAGGCGGAGCGGACCTCGCGCGCCGCGTTGGCTGCAGCGATGCGGGCCTCCCGCTCCTGCTGCTCCTGCTTCCGTTTCGCCTCATCCGCGAGGCGGGCAGCCTTTTCTTCCTTCGTCTCGGCGACCGCACTCCCGAGGCCGTTCGCGTACTCCCTCTTCGGCAGACCGTGCTCGCCCCCGTCCGCGACGAAGTACTGCGGAACGATCACATAGCCGCCGTTCACCCAGTCCTGCAGCGCACGCGCACCGAGCAGGGCCTTGTCTGCGACGTCGTCGGCGCTCGCCGGTTCCTCTGGTGCTCCCGGCTTGCCGAACTTCGCGACGTTGACGAACCCGGCCGCGTACTCATGCCGGTACGTCGAGTACTTGAGGACCGTGACGCCGGCTGCGGCGAACTCCGCTTCGAGGCGCGCTCGCTCGGCGGCATGCTCCCGCTTCTTGCGCAGGTCCGCGACCACGTGCTCGAACTGCCTCGGGTCCGACTCGGCCGTTCCCCGCAGCTTCTCCACCGCGGCCGCATCGTCGGCGAACTCCACGATGACAGCGGCCTGGTCGAGCGTGATCTCGAACTGCTCGAGCGCCGCGGTCGCGACATCGCTGTCGGCCACAGCAAGTGCTGCGTCGACCTGGCCTCGGGGGGTGGCCGTGCGCTTTGCGATCTGCGCGGGCGAGATGCCGAACAGCGACAGCTCCTTGTAGCCGCGCATGCGGTCGACCTCGCTCAGCGACTGGCGCTGCTCGTTCTCGGTCAGCTGGTCGATTACGCGAGCGGCCTCGGCCTCGTGCTTGTCCACCAGGTACACCGGGATACTCTTCAACCCGGCTTCGACCGCGGCGAGGGTGCGCCGCTGCCCGAGGACGACGTCGTACCCTCCGCCCTCGGCCGCGGTGACCATCGGCGGCTGCAGGACCCCGAGCTCCTTGATCGACGCGACGAACTCCTTGTCGAGTTTCGCGTCGGCGCGCACGTTCAGCGCGATCGTCAATGTCGACGGATCGACCTCGACGATCTGCCCGGCGCCCATCAGGCGCCGACCTTCATCGCGACGCCCGTGATCCGGCCGTCGACCTGCAGCTCGACGCGGACCGTCTCACCGCCGGCGCCGAGGATGATCTCGACACCGTGTCCGTCCGGGTCGATGCGGAGGCCCACGGCCTGCCCCTGCAGCGGCACCGCGGCCGCCTCCGTCTTTTCGCCGCGCTCGGCGACGCCTGTCTCTGCCACGATGCTCTCCTTCACTTCGGGAGCGGCGTCGGGTGCCGCCTCCACAACCTCGGGTACCGGATCCGGCACCACGTCCTTCTTCGGCGGCTTCACCGACGACTGCTCGGCTTCGGCCTTCTCCGCCTTCTTGCGGGCGGCGTACTGGCGCATGTATTCCGCCTGCGCAGCGCTGCACGAGATTCCGCCTCGTGCGACGTTCGGGCAGCCAGTGCCACGGCATCCACGGCCGTACCCACGGGTCGTGCCGTGCACGTCCTCGCTCGGAGGGACGCTCGACGGCGACGGGCGAGGCTCAGCCACGACATCGGTGGTCGGCGGCTCGGCATCCGGGAAGCGCTCGGAGGGACGCTCGACGGCGACGGGCGGAGCGGCTGGTTTCGAACGGATCGTCGCGGCCGTCTCCTGATCGGCGTCGCGGATCTGCTGAGGCGTCATCCCGCCGTCGACCATCCGCTTGTACGCGAAGTCGCCGTTGTAGCGGATCTTCGCCTGGGCGCACGAGAGCAGCCCGTCCTCGCGCGCGGCCGGGCATGAGCCGCCACGGCAACCGTCTTCCCAACCTTGCGGCGTCCCGTGGGGGAACGACCCGTCATCCAGCAACACGTCGGATCCGTTCATGCCGGGTCCTCCCTTCTCTTGCTTCTCCGATACCCGCCGACGCCGTTCGGCGGCAGGTTCCCGTTCTCGATCGCGATCTCCGTGTCCATCAGGCCCAGGTCGTACAGGCGCTGAAACTTCGGCAACCGAGCCGCCATCGCCTCCGCTGCCTTCTGAGCCGGCGATTGGCGTGGACGACGCAACTTCCGCCGCTCCCGCACCGACAGGCCGCCCCAGATTCCGAAGCGCTCGTCCCGCTCGAGCGCGAAGTCGAGACATTGCTCCTTCACCTCGCACGCCGTGCAGATCTTCTTCGCGTCCCTCGTCGAGCCGCCCTTCTCGGGGAAGAACGCCTCCGGATCCGTCTCCGCGCACAGCGCGTCGTTCATCCATGGCAGGTACTCCGGTGTGTTCCATTCGTTCGGCTCCAACTCGTCGACGACGCCCGAAGGCATCAGCCGGCCACCTTCGTCAGCTGATCGACGCGGGCCGAGGTGGTGGCCCCGTTCTCGTCAGAGAGGTCGGCCATTTGGTAGGCCTCGTCGTCGCGGTCGTAAACGTCTCGGATCCGGTCGACGGACCAGCGGCGGGTGCCGAGCCCTTGGATGGTGACGATGTCGAGGCGCTTGAACATCAGTCGTCACCGCCGATCGCAACATCGGAGTAGAACGAGTCGGCGAGGTGACCGGACGAGATCAGCCAGTCCGCGAGGGCCTCACGCTGCTTCTGTGTCGTCCGCTCACCCGCGACCGTGCCGACTTTCTGGATGAGGGCGTTGCGGGCGGCGATGACCACCGCGGGGGACTGAGATGTCGTAGCCATCAGGCGGCTGCTCCCTTCATGAGCACATCGGTCGCGAAGTACTCCGCGCCGTCTTGTTCGACCAGTCCGTTGCGCTTCAGGTCGCCGAGGTAGGTCGAGAACGTGCCGCCAGTCGTGACGATCTCCGCGGCCTCCCCGATCTGCTCCTTCGACAGCCCGGACGGATACGCGGCCATCACGGCGTCGAGCATCTTCACCGCACCCGCGCGGAGGATCGTGCGGTAGTGCTGCTGCAGTTCGCCGGCCGTCATCGGATCGGGTTGCCCACCGATGAAGTCGAAGCCCGCCGCGGTGAGGAAGAACCCCGCCTGGTCCTGGTCGATGAACCCGAGCCGCTTCAACTCACCGAAGTACGTCGACCAGGTTCCGCCAGTCGTCTTCAGACCCGACACGGTGCCCCACTGGGCCTTCGTCAGGTGCAGCGGATGCATCCGGCCGAGCGTCTCCACCATGCGGCGAGCACCAGCCCGCAACACCACGCCAGCATCGCCAGCATCGTGCTGGCCGATGTTGGATGCGGGCCGTGGGGGAACGGGCGTCTGAACCTTCGTCGGCGCAGGCGGGCGTACAGCGACGGGCGCTTTCGTGGCCGCGACCTTCTGCGCGATCCCTGTGTGCAGGGGCAGCACGTGCGCGAGCCCGCGGAGCATCCCGTCGATCTCGGCGAGGACCCGCTCATCGTCCTCGGTGAGCATCGGAACCTCGACGCGCACCTCGACCTCGCGCACGACCTCTTCAGTCGGACGAGCCGCGAGCTGCTTCTGCAGGTCGGCGATCGTCGCCCGCAACACCTTCGGGTCGTCAGCTTTCGCCTTCTCGATCGTCTCGGACATGGCCGCGGCGATCGCTGTCAGGTCAACGTCGGCGATCGTCGCCGGCTCCCGGCGCTTCTCGCCCACCTTCGGCGTCTGCCCCGCGTCGAACGTGTGACGCATGCGGAACCGGAAGCGCAGGGGTTCGCCCCGGGCGGGCTGCACGAGCACGACCTCGCCTGTCTGCAGGCCTCCGAGGCCGTCGAGTACTCCGCGGTCAGCGTTCGTGTCCAACCAGGCCGTGACGGCTGCGCGGTCCTGCGGCGACGTCGTGCGCATCACGAAGAGGTTGTCGACCTGCGTCAGCACGTTCTTGTTCAGCGACGCGGACCGCTGCGTCACCATGACGACGCCGAGGCCCTTCGACCTACCCAACTTCACGAGCCGCTCGAACCCGCCCACCATCCGCGCCTCTTCGCCGCGGACCATCTGCGGGATGTACTCGTGCGCTTCCTCGAGCCCGAGCAGCATGGGCTCGTGCGAGTCGAATCGGTACAGCCGATCGGCGAACGCCGTCAGGAATCGGGCGCGCTCGCCGATCGTGAACTCTGAGACGTCGAGGACCGCCGAGAGGGCACGGTCGCGGATCAGGTCGGCGATGTAGGCGCCGGCTGTCGGTTCGAGCGGCACGTCACCGTGGAGTCCACCGAACACCGGAATCGGCAGACCAGCGCGAGGGTGTTCCTCCGACCCTGCCCGGAGGCCCCAGTGGTCACCCTTCGGGTCGATCGACACGACAGGCACTCCGGCGGCCGCGGCTTCCTCCAGGAGGACGATGAGCGCGTTGGTCTTGCCGGCGCCCTTCTTAGCGAGGATCGCCGACGACTCGGTGATGAAGTCGAGGGGCAGCTCGACGTTGTACGGGTGGTTGCCGACGTGCTGCACGCCGAGGTCGAGGGTGCGCATCAGAACGCCACCTGCTCGACGATCTCCACCGCAGACGCGAACGCACCCGCACGCGCCTCTTCCATCAGCGCCTCAGCGATCCGCTGCGGCTTCGGGGCGAAGGCGTACGACGCGCGGATCCGCTCCGCCCCTTCACGTGCGAGAGTCTCCTGCTGCTGCAGCAGGGTCAGTACGCGGCGCTTCTCGACGGAGGGTGCAGCCGGTTCGACATCCCAAACGTCGAGCACGAAGCCCCTCGTGCCGCCGGCAACGTGCTGCGGGTGCGTATGACCGACCGGCCACGTGCACCCGAGGTCGTAGAGGCCGCCGTACAGCGAGCAGAACCGCAGGTCCGTGTCATCCGATGTCGGGTCGGTATCGCCCCGCGTGTAGCGGATTCCGTCGTCAGCGCCGAGCGGGACGTGCATACCGAACTTCTCGGCCTGCGCATACTCGGTCGGCGACAGCACCAGGGCGGTCACTTCTTCACCTCGGGTGCCTCGACCGCAGCATCAACCTCAGCGTCAGCAGCCTCGTCGGCGAGCACCGCAGCCGGCCCCTGATCCCACGCATCCGGCGCAGCCTCAGCAGCAGCCCACTCCCCACCAGCCTCCGGAGACGCCGCAGCACCCTCCTTCTCCGCAGCGATGTCGGCGAGGCCGTCGATCACCGCGTCCGGCGCGTCCTTCGCCATCGCCTCGCGACGCAGATCTGTCACCGCCGCCGCAGTCTTCAGCGAGCGGCCCTCAGCGAGCCAGTCCCGCTCGGGTTCGGTCTCAGGCTCGACGTCGACGACGGTCTGAGGGGCGGCCTCGATCTCCTTCTTGCGAGTGAAGAAGGCAGCCTTGATGGTGATGTCCTGACCCTCGGGGTCAGTGCCGATGACCGTGGCGAACGCACCAACCGTCTGCGCCTCGTTGTAGAGCGCATCAAGTTCGGGCCAGGTCATCTTCGATGCGATCTCTGCCGCCCAGTCGCGGTCGTCATCGACAGTCGCCACGATCGGCGCCGACGATGCGCGAGACGCGGCGGGAGCAGCCGACCGGGGGTTCTCGGCCTGGTCCATCTCTTCGGTGCCGTACAGACCCGACAGTTCCTGCGGGAACGCCTTCCGAAGCGAGAGCATCTCGGCGCACTTCGCGAGTTGGTTCGCCCCGTTTGTCTTCCACTGCCCAGTGAGGTTGCCGTCGCGGTCGCGGACGGCGTACCCGTCGAACACGGCGACAGCCCACATCGGCTCGGCGAACCCGTCGCGATACACGCCGACCCGGGCGGCCGCGGGCGGATCCGTGCTCACCCACGCGTCGACCCAGCGGTAGTCCTCGACGATCACCGGGTTCCCCGCGGCATCCCGGACGACCTTGCCTTCCTCGCGAAGAGGGACGGGCACGACCTTCCCGTCGGTCCACTGCGCGGGCGTCTGCCCGCGGTACTCCTTCGACCGTTCCGCGATGAGGCGGAACCCGTCGATCGAGATCTGGATGCCCCACTTCCCGCCGCGTTCGATGCAATAGATCTGTCGGGCGATCGGGTCGAGGCCGGTCCGCTGCACCTGGTAGCGGAACGCTTCGACGATGGAGTCGGGCGCCTCGAACGGCACCTTCTGCCAGCTGCCGTTGCGGTTGACGTTCTTCTCACCACGGAGCCCGAGCGACTCCATGACGGCCTTCTGCTGATCCGTCCAGGCGGAACGCTCCGAGATGCTCGGGAGCAGTTCGATGACAGTCGTCGTCTCGGTCATGCCGTGTTGCCTTTCGGGGGTTTGGCGGCGGTGACCGTGAGGCTCGCCTTCGTCGTGGTCGTGACCGTCTCGGTCTTCGTGAACTTCGCGGCATGCACCTTCCACCGCTCAGCGATGTCGATCACGGATGCGTAGAGGGCCGGGTCGGCGTCGATCGCCGCCTCGGCGTCGGGCACTGTCTGCTCCGACGTGCCCTCGGTGGCCGCGTGATACGTGATCCGAGCCAGCGGCGACTCCTGCTGGAAGTCCTTCCCGCGCTTAGCGAGGCGAGCGACAAGGTCGGCCCAGTCGCGCTCCTTCGCCTTCTTCCCTTCCGACTCCTTCTCCCGAGCCGTGAGGATGTTCACCGCGAGCGTGTCGAGGTCCTCATCGAGGTCGACTTCCTCCCACGGCTCCGACGCAGCAGCATCCAGGGCCACCAGGAACTCGGTGCCAATCACCTCGAGCTCTGCGGCCATGTCGGCGACGTCGTCCCATTCGAGCCACTCGAAATGCAACTCGCCCGGGTGGAACTCACCGTCGACCTCGTGCCGCTCTTCCCACGCGTAGAGGCAGCGGACCGCACCAGCGACGCGCATGCCCCACGTCTTCTGGATCCGATACCCCTTCTTCACGTAGGCGGGCGACCCGATCGAGATGTCCTCACCCGATGTCTTCGTCTCTTCGATGACGACGTCGCCGGCGAGGTCGCGGCCGATGCCATCAGGGGAGAACAGGAACCGCGGATTGTCGGCGGCGCGCAGCAGCCGAGTCTCGGCCGGGATCGCGAACCGGTCGGCGACTACCGAGGCGATGATTACCTCGCGGTCGTGGCCCCAGATCGTGTACCGGTTCCCACCGTGTGACACCCTGCGGCGGCCCAGCTTCTCCGCGATCAGATCGTCGCGCCGCTTCACCCCGAGGTACAAGTCACGGATCTCCGTCGCCGTGATGCCGACGGTCCGTGCGGCAAGCCACTCGGCGCGATCCTGATCGGACGGGCCGAATCTCTGCTCAAGGTCATCGAGTGTGGTCGTGGTCATGGTGTTCCTTTCCGTGGCGGCCCGGGAATCGAACCCGGACGGGGACCGTCCCGCCGATCGCGTCAGTCCTGAACGCGGATGATCTCTTCGCGCAGCTCGCGCTTCTGGTGGATGCCGTACAGGCCTGCGCCGATGCCGTTCGCGCCGTGCTCGTCGGTGTGGATGAGCTGCGCCGACTGCCCCTCAGGCACCGACACGACGGCGAGGCAGAGGGTGCCGTCATCGACCCGGGCGAACCGGACATCGGGCGACTCGAACCCCGCGTGGAGGAAGTGGCTGTTGCCCGTCGCCTCGCCGAACACCACCTGGATGCCCTGAGCCGGGATCGGCTCCAACACACCCGTGTAGTTGTCGAGCGGGACGACGAGCAGGTCACCCTGCGCCTGCGGCCCAGTGAGGATGGGAACCTCGGCGTCGGCGATCAGATGCGCCGGAACGGTCGCACCCACCTTCGCGAGCGCCTCGGCGTACGTGGTGCTGGTCATGCGTTACTCCTTCTTCGTTGGGTGTTTCAGGTGCGACGCGCGAGCTGCGCGTACACGTTCGGGTCGACGTCGTACTGCCACGCCGCCGCCGCGATGGGGTCTTTGATCGACGCCGGCACCGTCTCGCCGTAGAGGCGAAGGTCACCGGATCGATCGGGGGAGCCGTTGGTCATCAGCAGGAGGTTCACCGGCTGCCCGTAGATGTCCGACGGCAGCGAGAACAGCCGCAACTCGTGAGGTGCGTTCGCCGGGTCAGGAGCGGTCGCGATCGGCGTCAGGTTGAGGGCGGCGATCGCCTTGTCCCAACCGAGGGACTCGAACGCGCAACGACGGATCTCCGAGTTGCTCTCTGCGAGCACCCTCTCGACCGTCGGCTCGTCCACAACCCAGGCTGGAACGCGGGTGCCGTGCCACGAGTAAAAGCCCCACCCGTCCGGCCACTCCATCGCCGGACCCGACTCCGAGTGCAGACGCCCCTGCTCGTCACGCTTCAGAACGGTCGGGCGTTCGCAAATGATCGCGAAACCCGAGAAGCACCACCACCAGAACGCGGCCCCAGCGATCTTCTGCTGGCCCTCCCACGGCTCGAGGTGCTCGACACCGAGCTCGCGCATCGTGTCGAACCACGACGAGTAGACGAGGCCCCAGTAGGTGTCGTTGACGCCTGCAGCCCAGTTATCGAGGCGCGAGCGCACCTCTGAGTCCTGAGCCCAGACCTGATCCCGGACCTGATCCCGGACCTGATCCCCGACCTGATCCCGGACCTGAGCCCGGACCTGATCCCCGACCGCGACATCGCCTTTGCCGCGCGTAAGCGCGCTCCCGTCGCCGGAGGCGGCGACCTTCGACATGACATCCGTGATGACCTGCGGTGCGATCGCCTGCGC